ATATAATAGTAAGGAGAATAAAGTTTCCAAATATCCCTTGACACCCTTGACACTTCTCGCAAAGCATTGAAATCATTGACTTATTTGATGGTCATACGGTTGACACTCCCTTGACACTCCCTTGACAAAAGTTATAGAACTACTGAATACTTGTAAATCTATAATCCAAATATACCTATTTACTTTTATCCATAATGACTTAATATACAAGTATATAGATTAAAAATAAAATGGAGATGATAAAAATGTTAAAGATTGAGGATTATGTAAATATAATTAAATCAGTAGACGAACTAACTAGACTAGGATTACAATTTCATATAATTGACGAAAATAGTTATGAGATAGAAGGTAATATAAAGATATGTAAGTCTATAGTGACAGAATTGACAAGTTATAAGAATATAATAGAGAATAATGATTATAGTAAAGAACAAATATTAAAAGCTATCATTATGAGAGAAGAGATTGGTAGAGATGTAGATGATATAGATGGCTTGTAGGACTAATAGAACTGAAGAGGATTGGAAGGCTATTAAAAAGGAATATAAGACTACTGATACCAATATAAAGGCACTAAGTATAAAGAAAGGTGGTAGTTATGTTCATTTTAGGTATAAGTTGAAAAATATAACTAGACTACCAAAGGCTGATAGGATTATAAATAGTGAATATATCGCACTAAATAAGATTGCTAGAGATGAATTAAGTCTTATAGAGAAATCTAGGATTAGGACTATTACGGCTGGTAGAGAAGTTAAGAAATCAAAGGATAAGGCTATCAAGAAAGGATTAGAGTTTATAGATAATAATAAATACTTAGCTAGAGAAAGTATAATGAAAAGTAATAATGAGTATATGGATAGTTTAGATAGAGGTGGTGATAATATGAATGTAATAGATATAGAGATAAATTATGAAGTAGTAGAGAATATGGCTAGTTTTGGTTCAACATTAAGTGAAATAGTGACAGTTTTAGAATTAGAATCACACCAAGTAGTCGATAATAAGGACTTAATGAGAGCATATGCAATGGGTATAGAAGGATTTAAACTATCACTAAGGAAAGTACAGTTTGAATTAAGTAAAACTAATAGTCAAATGGCAGTATTCTTAGGTAAGCAGTACTTAGGACAATCAGATAAGTTAGAGATAAGTAGTAATGAAAATGTAAATGGACTAAATGAATTAAGTATAGAACAATTATTAGAGGTAAGAAAGGAGTTGGAGTAAATGGAAGATAAAGCTAAATTAATTAATGATATAACTAGATTAAGGAAAGTAAAAGAGATAAATGATTTAATCGCTAAGAAGTTATTCATAGATAAATATATTTCAAGAGGTGATGCTTTTGATAATAAGGATGTTGTTAGGGATATTAAATTGAACGAGAAAGAGTTTAATGAGGTATACTTACAGACTTTCAATAATGATAGAAGAGTACAACTATTATATGGTGGTAGTGGAAGTGGTAAAAGTGAGTATATAGTGAGAAGATATGTAATTAAATTCCTATTAGAGAAAGGTCATAATGGATTATTTCTTAGGAAGTTTGCAGTGGATTGTAGAAGGTCAATATTTGAGTTAATAAAGAAAGTTATTAGTGAATATTTTCCAAATGGATTCAATCAATATGTCACTATAAATAAAAGTGAGTTAAGTTTTAACTTTAGTAATGGTAATAAGATATTATTAGGTGGACTTGACGATAGTGAGAAGTTAAAGTCAATCACATTTGAAAATGGTATATTGACAGATGTATGGATAGAAGAGGCTACACAGTGTAATGGTACAGAGATTAGAGAAATAAATCGTAGATTAAGAGGTATATCAAACAGGAAAAAGGAAATCACTATATCATTTAATCCAATAGCGAAAACTAACTGGGTGTATACCAACTATTTCACACCTGCTAGAGAGAATATAAAGTTTGCAGAATATGAAGACTTAATGATATTAAAGACCACAATACACGATAACAAGTATGCAACAGAGGAAGATATAAGGATATTAGAAAGTGAAACAGATGTTATTGATAGAGATATATATTTAAATGGTAGTTTCGGTGTAGTTAATTCAGACGATACAATAGTTAGTTATTCAAAGGCGTTACTATCAAGTGACTTAGATTTAGATAGTGAAGGTGAGATATATATTGGACTAGATATAGCAGGATTAGGCAACGATTCAACAGTCGCTAAGGTAAGAAAAGGTATGGTAGAGTTAGACTTAGGTTTTGAGTTAAAACAAGCAGAGGAAGAGGAAGTCCTACAGTCGCTTATACAGTTGATTAATGATTTACAGGATAAATACAGCACTAAGGACTACAATCCTACCATAACGGTCAATATAGATGTAACAGGTGTAGGGTTCGGGGTAGGATCACAACTAAGAACTAGAGTAAATAATAATATTATAAAGAATTTAAAGGTCAATTCAATAAACTTTGGTAGCAACGCTAAGGAAAAGGATAGATATTTCAATCTAGTAACAGAGATGTATTTCAATATAAGGACTAAATTATTACATAACAGTATCAAACTCCTAAAGGATTTAGACACATTGACAGAGTTATGTGAGAGGAAATACTATATAGAAAACTTAAAGAGTAGAAGACGAATAGAGAGTAAGGATAATTTCAAGAAGAGAATACATAAATCTCCAGATTATAGCGATGCTTTAGTACTAGCTTTCTATGTACCCAAACTAGAGGAAACAGTTAATGCACATATAATAGAATTTGACTATAGTGATGATGATATTGACGTTTGGGAGTAAATATTTAAAGTAGGTTGACTTAATTATGCAATGACTTATAATGCTTTTAGTAAAATAACAATATAAAAGTGGTGTACTGACACCATAAAAATCTGATAAGCTAGGGAACAGGAACTAGCACTTTTACTAATGGCAGACATTTTAATCAGGAAAAAGAGACCTACTAGAGCATATAGGTCGGTAAACTAAATAGGTGTTCGAGCAGGTTCGATAGTCTTGCTTTCCGATGTAACGGATATAAAAATTTACATATCTCCTAGCTTTAAGGTTAATAAAGCTACTATTGGTGGACGTGATACCCCACTCCTTGCCCTTTAGGACGTAAAATATTAAAGGATTATAGTAGCCAAAAGCTACGGGTATTCAGTAATTATAAGAGTGAAACAAAGTAGCAATTCCAATGTAGTTTATTCAAAAGATAGACTAATTCCGATATTGTTACTTTTTTTATGTAAGGAGGTGATATGAATTGAGTAAAAAGAAAAAAGATGCTAAAAATATTGGTAGAGATGAGCAACAGACACAAATAATCATACAACAGGAATACAATAGTGAATTACAACTTGACGATGGTAGTTTCTACAAGAACGCTACTTTTGCATTTAAAGGTAATCCCGATGCTTATGCAGTTATAGATAAAGTATGTAGGACAGTAGCAGGATTAGAATATAGAGAGTACACATTATTAGACGATGGAACTAAAGAATATAATGATAATAGTGAGTTTATAAATCTACTTAAAAGACCAAACGAAGACAGAGGTCAATATGAATTTATGTATGAGAGGATGTTATATTTATTGCTAAGTGGTAAATCATTTCAAGAGAAAGTTATGGTCAATAATACTCCACAATTACTATTCAATATCAATCCAGACAAGCTAAATATGAAATTAAGTAGGAGTAAACAGACAGGTTGGGTATTTGATTATAACGGTAATAAAACGCCATATAGAATGGATGAAATATCTTATTTAAAGCTAACAGACCCATTGGACGTATTTAATGGATTTGCACCAATACAATCAGCAGGGTTTGAAGTAGATGGAAATAATCAAGCAAGTAAGCTAAACTATTCTACATTAAGGAATGGTGGTAGACCTAGTGGTATATTCAAAACAGGTAAAACATTTACTGATAATGAACCTGCTTTAAAGAGAGTAAAAGGTATGATTAAACAGATGTTTAGTGGAACAAATAATGCAGGTAAGACTATGTTACTTGAGAATGATGTTGAGTTCCAACAGGTATCAATGACACCAAAGGATATGGACTTCCTAAAGTTTATCAAGTTAAATGCTAAGAAAATTGCACAGGTGTATGGAGTACCAAGTATACTAATAGGTGATGTAGAGAATAGCACTTATAATAATTATAGAGATGCATTTAGAGCTTTCTATAATGATACCGTATTTATGTATGGTAAGATGATGATAGACGAATGGAACAACTGGATAATGCCAAGTTATGGTGCTAACAAGTACATAGAGATTGATAAGAGAGGTATATCAATTCTACAGGAAGACGAAGACAGTAAGAGTACTAGGATATTAGCACAATATAATGCAGGATTAATAAGTAAGAATGAAGGAAGAGAGAAGTTAGGGTATGAAATATTAGAGGAAGATGAAGAGGTTATTCAAGAAGATACTAAATCATTGGAAAGTGATATGGATATTTTAATTAAGTCTATTCTTGAAAAAAAAAACGAGATAACACAAGTACAAGCTAATGTAGCATTGGATACAATAGATTATAAAGAGTTCCATAATGATACCAAAGAAGTATACGAGGAAATGATTGGTACAGAGTTAAGTGATAGTTATACGGATTTAACAGGAACAGGACTTACATTTGAACAAGCATATGGTAATAGTGATGCTATTAGAGATTATATAGAAGTAGAGTCATTGGAGAAATCAAAGTATATCGTAGATAATACACTTAAAAGTAAACTTAAAGTAATACTGGATAGTGGTATAGTAGCAGGTTCAAGTATAGATACTATTGAGGAAGGTATAAGGAATGTATTTAAAGAACAATATACGAATATAGATAGAGCCAATCATCTAAGAACAATAGCGAGAACAGAAACAATGGCTACATTAAACTTCTCTACAGAAGAGAGTTATAAACAAAGTGGTGTAGTAGATGGTAAAGAATGGATAACTACAATAGACGATAGAACAAGGGGTAACAATTCAAAGGATAAAGCAGATCATTTACATATGGATGGTCAGATAGTAGGATTAGATGATGTATTTACAGATAATAGAAGTGGTGCAACAGCAAGTAGACCCTTAGCATTTAGTAATGCGAGTGATGTAATTAATTGTAGGTGTACGATGGGATCAGTAATCGATACTAAATCAATCTATGATACTATAGAGAAGAAAGAAGATAGATGGATTAAACAGAATGATATAGCAGAAGGTTGGGAAATTAGTTTTACCAATACTTTTCAAGAGGGATTTGATAAACAGATGAACAATATAATTAACTATTTAAATACAATATAGATAAAGATAGTAAAACTCAAACTATTGAATATGGAAGGGGGTGTAATAAATTGGAACACAAAAGTATAAATATAGAATTTAAGGCAACACAGGAAGAGGGTATATTTGAAGGTTATTCAGCTTACTTTGATAATGTAGATAGTTATGGAGACGTAATACGGAAAGGAGCATTTAGTAAGTCTATTAATGAAAACTTATCGGAAATTAAAGTTATGTGGAATCACGATTGGAAAGGAGTACCTATTGGAATTATTGAAGAATTAAAGGAAGATGATAAGGGGTTATGGTTCAGAGCAAAGTTAAATAATACAGCAACAGCAACAGATGTTAAGGTCGCTATAAAAGATGGAGCAGTAACTAAGATGAGTATAGGCTATTCTACTACTAAATCTAATAAAGAAAAGTTAGATGGTAAGTGGATTAAAAGTCTTACAGAGATTAAGTTGTATGAAATATCACCAGTAAATTTTCCTGCAAATACTTTAGCGAGTATCACAGGGTATAAGAATGAAGTTAATGAAAATGAACTTATGGAACTTTTAAGAAAGAATGTTTTAGATCAATCACAATATAGAAAAGAACTTGATATTAAAGGATTAGAAACATCTAAGTCGTTATATAGACTATTAGAGGATAAGTTAATTGAACAAGGCGAATACAAACATAAACTATCAGTATCATCAGTATTCATTAATGAGTTTGTATTTAACAACTGGGATTATACACAAGGCAACGAAGATGATTGGTTCGACAAACACTACAGACAAGGATACAAAATAGTAGATGAAGATGTTGAATTGGTCGGAATAGCAACAGAAGTAGAAGGGGTTATGTCATTCACTGATAAGAAAAGTGATAACGAACCAAAAGAAAATGATGAACTAAGCTCAAAACTTAGTGACATATTAAAAAAAATGGAGGTATAAGTAAAATGGCAAAAACAGTTAAAGAACAATTAGATGAAATAAGTGGTAATATGTATAGTAAATCACAACTAGAGGAAAAGTTTGCAAGTATGAAAAGCGAATTAGTAGAAGAGTTAAAGAATGATGGTGCTAATGAAGAGTTAGTGGCTATGAAAGCTAAACTTGATGGTTATGCTAAAGAAATTGCATCAATTAAATCAATAGGTTCAGAAGGTTCAGAAGTTGTAGTAGAGAGTAAAGGTGCAGATGTTATGGAAAAGTTTGCAAGAAAAGGAATAGAGGGTCTTAGTTTTGACGAAAAGAAAACAATGACTTCTAATGTTGGAGCAACTGGTGGATATTTAGCAGGAGTTCAAATGGAAAGCAAGATACTTAAAAACCTAGCAGTTCAAGGTGCTATGAGAAAAGTAGCAAATGTTAAACCAACAAATGAAAAGTCAGTAGTTTACTTGAGAGTTAATGCATTAACAGGAGCAACACACGTTGGAGAAACTGGTTCAGCAACAGAAGAGGATTTAACTTTTGAAAGAATAGAGATAGAGAATCATATACTTGCTAAGACAGTATCAATATCACAAGAAGATATAGATGATAGTCAGATAGATGTAGTAGGACAAATAGTTGAACAAACATCAGAGTCATTCTCAATAACTGAAAACGCAGATTTTATAACAGGAAATGGAGTCAATAAAGCAAAAGGAATACTTGCAGAAACAGACGCTACAATGTTAGTTACAACAGCCTCTGCTGGAACAATGGTCGCAGATGATCTTAAAGATTTACTAGGTGCATTGAAAGCAGGTTATGCAGTAAATGGTGCTTTACTAATGAACAGAAAAACAAAAACAGCAGTATCTAAATTAAAAGATGGAGCAGGAGCGTATATCTTTGATAGCAAAGTAATGAACTTGGCAACAGGAGCAGTTGGAGAAATAGATGGAATACCTGTATATGAAGATGATAATTTTCCAGACATCGCCGCTGGTGCAAAAGTAATGGCATTTGGTGACTTTAATAAAGGGTATGTAATATCTGATAGAAAAAGAGTAGGTTTAGTAAGAGATGGATTAACTGGTGCAAACCAAAGAATAGTTAAATTTTTCGCAGATAGAAGAGTCGGTGGACAAACAGTATTAAAAGAAGCAATTAAAATATTAGTAATAAAATCATAAGGGGGATTATAAAATGAATAAGGAAAAGTTTAGTGTTATAGAGGTAGCAAATGCAGTAGATATACAGGTAATAGCAACAGATACAACAACTGTTGGAGAAATAGTAAGTGTAGCAGGATTTGAAAGTGCTACAATAGTAGTAGTCGCAGGAACATTAACAGATGGTGCATATGCAGTATTAGTTGAAGAGGGAGATAATTCTGCTTTATCAGACGCTAGTGCAGTAGTAGACGCAGATTTGATTGGTACAGAAGCAGGAGCAGGATTAGCTTTAGCAGACGACAATAAGACTACTAAGTTAGGTTATATTGGAACGTCAGCGTATATAAGAGTATCAATAGTATCAACAGCAACATCAACAGGTGGAACTTTAGGAGCAATAATAATCAAAGGTGACCCAACAATAGCACCACTAAATACTCAAAAGGTATAGTAAGTGATTGGGGCTATTAAAGAGCCTTTAGAATTGAGAATGTTGGAAACAACACTGGCATCAGTTGATGAGACTGGTTGTAGAGTAATGGAGTATATTGCAGGAGAAACCTATATGGTTTACCCTGCGATTGCTAAATACTTCTTGAGAGAGAAAAAGGCTATTAAGATTGAGAAAGTTAAACCTAATATTGACAAGGTGGCTACTCCTAAATCAAAGAAAGTAGTTGTACCTAAATCAAAGAAAAGAACATATAAAAAGAAGGTGTAAGAAATGGCTTTAAATAATAATGCACTAACAACATACGAGATAATAAAAGCTAAGTTAGGATTGGTAGATGATACTGAACAGGACCTAATAGAGAGTTTTATAAACAACACTTCATTAACAATATCGAACTACTGTAAGAGGAAATTTCAAGAGGACACATACACAGAGAAATATATAGGCTATGATGATACAGAATTAATACTTAATCAATATCCAATAACAGTATTGACATCGGCTACAATATCAAGTTCGTCAGTAAATATTACAGATGTTGATATAGATGCAGAAGATGGTATATTATACTATGAAGGTTTATGGTATGGTTGTGGATATACAGGTGGTATGTCAAATGCTAGAGTTAAGGATAGTAGAAACATTACTATAGAATATACGGCAGGTTATACACTACCTAAAGATACAGCAACTTATACATTACCGATAGCACTTAAAGGTGTTTGTGAGAATGAAGTTATATTTAATTACAACAATAAAGACGATTATTCAAGTTATGGATCAACAGGTAAGGTTAGTCAAGAAAAACTACAAAGTGGTTCAGTAAGTTATGAAGATAGTGATACATCGTTTTCATACGATTATGGAATGTCATACCAAACATTAGCAGTATTGAATCAATATAAAAAGATTATAATGTAATGAGTTTTCAATCAGTATTAGAAAATAGAATGACTTCAACAATCTATATAGCAAACCCTAGTGGTATAAATGCTTATGGTAGAGCAAGTTATGGCACAGCAGTCGGTATTAAATGTAGATACGAACAGGCAGATATAGAGAAGTTAAAGAAACTTGGTATTGAAGAGGTTGCTACTACAGAGATAACATCATTCACTGAAATAAAGAAAGATAGTTACTGTTGGTTGAATAGTGTTGATTTAGGATTAGAAGATGGTAGACCTATAAGGGAAGTCATTAAGTCAGAAACACTTAGAGCAGATAGTACATTATATATTGCTTATTTATAAAGAGGTGTATTATATTGAGTATTAAATTGATTGGTGATAAAAAACTAATAAAGAATTTACAATTGGTAGCAGGGAAGTATGAAAGAGAAACAGGTCAAGCATTAAGAAGACAAGCATTTAGAATAGAGAATAAATCTAAGAAGAACTTACGAGATAGTGGACATAATAACACAGGACGATTAATCAATAGTGCTTATGTTACACATTTCATAAAGATATTTAATAAGCTAGTAGTTGAAACAGGTTATTTTGCAGAATATGCACCTGCTATTCACGAAGGAACACCACCTCATTATGTACCTGTAGACAAGTTAAAAGTATGGGCAAGAGAGAAGTTTAGTGCATCAGATGATGATGCAGAGGATATAGCTTATGCAGTCCAAAATAAGATAGAATGGGTTGGTACTAGAGGTAGTAAATTCTTTGAGAATGCAATAGACGATTTAAGCGATTCTATTATTAGAGAGATTAGAGATTATGTAAAGGCTCAAATGGAACGAGGTGGATTAAAATGAGTGTAGCACTAGATGTAGTGACTTATTTGTCAACTACAATAGCAACATTAACAACAGGTACTAATTTATTTATTGGTACAATTAAGGATAATGACCTTATACAAGACGAGTCTGTATTTGTTAAGGGTACAGGTGGAAGAAAGCCTAAGAGGACATTTTGTGATAGCTTGGCAGTTAAATATCCAAAGATACAAATAGTGATAAGAAGTAATAGTTTAAGTACAGGTGCAAGTTCAGTGGCAACACTAGCAGACCTTATCTATACAGCTATGAATAGTGATATTGCAGGATATAAAGATGTAAAGCCACTACAAAGTGAATTTGTAGATTTAGGTGAAGACGAGAAAGATAGAAATTACTATAGTTGTAATTTTGAATTAATGGAATAAAGAGAGGTGACAGTAAATGGCAACACCAAATACAGGAATAAGTGGAACACTAGGTACTAATCTAATAGGACATTGGAGTTTTGATGGAGATTATTTAGATAGTAGTGGAAATGGAAATGATTTTACAAAAGTAGGAAATCCAATATTAATACCAGATAAAGATGGAGAAGCTGACCACGCTTATGGATCATTGTATAA